GTGGATATCAACCGCCTGGCTTCCACACACTTCGCATGGAATAAAATCGGATGTGTCGTACCCGAAATGGTTCATGTAAATTTTAGTATGGATTTTCATTCAGTTGCCTAATTTGTTTTAACCATTCCCCCCATCGTTCACGATCCGCAAACCTTACTTTGCACTTATCACAAATATAAATCAAATTGGAATCGATGTGGGGTCCAGTGGGGTTGATTTTTTCTTCTGTGCTTACTTTATAGTGGTCACAAACCTCACATTCATTCTTGCACTTGATAAGTTTCATAAACTTGTGTCAATTCATTTATCATGGTTTGCCATGCCTTTGGATTGCAGGTACACGGCTTGTAAATTCTCTTGCTTTGGAATATCCTTGACCACATTTTGGATAGGTGGTCTGCTTCCATAGGTGATAAGGTGGTGGAATTTATGGTCTTGAAATGTGTAAACCAATCATATTCCCCTTCCGTCATGCACAATGGTTTGCGGTTTGGGAATATCTTGTTCAATTTGTGTTTACGGGCATCGCATCCGCAATCCTCCCCCGCCACAAACTTGGTTAAAAATTCAATCCCCGTGGCCTTCGTTACCTTCTGAATCATATCCCCCACCCCGATGGATGGTCGTGATTCGGTAAACTGTTTCCGTGTGTCTTTTTTCTTCTGCATATATCTTGTATTTGTTTTGTGTCCTTTGTTTGATAAATTGTTTGGCGTTCTTTATTGAGTTAAACACCGAATGTGTTGGTATCCCCGTGCGTTTTTCTATCTCCCTCATGCTATGCCCATACACAAAATGAAGTTCCAATAACATTTGGTCATAATCTCGGAGTTCATCAATTGCGTTCTTCACCTCACACATCAAATCAGAATGTGCCATTTCAGCCATTTCGGGGCTTTCTACGGGGACAAAATGGTCTTGGTGGGGTATTGTGTTCTTTTGGCTTCGTTTGATGTCCATAAACGCATTGTGAAGCATCTTGAAAAGATAAATGGTGTTGATTGTTCCGTGGTGGTTTGTTAGCCGTGTGAAATTTCCTTCCGCCAATTGTATTTCTGCCAACTTCAAATACATTGATTGTACCATGTCATCCGATTCATCCCCCGTTGCCCCAAGGTATTTGGCAATCTTTAACCATTCGTTGTGCCTTTTCGCTATGGCTTCAAGTGTTACCAATGTATGCTTCTATTTGTAATTTGAAATCGTCAAACGAATATACAACCACATAGGCGTAATTCATTGAAGTGACTAACTTTTCCCAATCCTTTTGGTGTGTGCTTTGCTTGTTTGGTTTGATTTTAAGTTCGATGAATAACCCGTGGTGTGTTTTGTTGGGGATGAACAACACAAGGTCGGCCACCCCTGGCAATACTCCTTCGGCTTTTAATCTTTGAGCCGTTCGCAAATCGCGTGATCCCCCGTTGGGAACATGAATCAAATGGTTTGCCCACTGGCGATATGCCAACCGAAACCACTTAACGCAGTTGACTTGTAAACGGCTTTCAAGATGTTTCATTCAGCGTCAAGGTACAATGACTTGGCTTTTGTAAAACCCGCATTGTATGCCATTTGTTGGTCCATTTGTTCTAATCGTTTCAGGTGGTGAATCACTTCGGGTCCTGGTACTGCGGTGGGGTGGTTTTCTTCTAGCCACTCAACGAATCTTTCTATTGGTGTTTTCATAGTAAATTAAATCTAATTCTTGGCAATCGTATAAATAATTGGCGTGTTGCTCATCGGTGATGATTAACCCTTCTTTGTGAACTGTGGTACACACTTGGCAATTACAGACATTTTTTTCTCTGTAAATCCTTTTCCCAATGCGGTCAATGAACCATTGCTTATCGTGTACCACTATTTTGATCATCCGTAAACTTCTTGATAGTATTCTTTGCCATCTTCAAAATCATCTCCCGTTTTGCGTGAATAGTGGTAATTGTAATCACCATCATCAAATGCTTTGGCTATTTGTTCCTTCTCCATTTCTTTGGCTTGTTGACTTAAATCGTGAATTTTATTGATTTGTTCAATAGATAATTTATCTAAAATAGCATCGCCAATTATGTCAAATATTTTATCGAGATAAAACCCCACCGCCGTTTGTTGTTTATTGTTTGTCATATCCATTGTTTTTTACATTTTGTGCAGTGATAAATATTTATTTTATTAAACCAACTTCGTTCTTCTTGATACAATGAAGATTTACAATCAGGGCATTTTAGTTTGAACCAGTTTATGATTCTATTAAAGATATTTTGTTTATTGTTTGTCATTGCTCACCTCCTTTGTTTTTTACGGGCTTGTTTTGCTCTTTTGTTTTTATTCCTTGCCTTAACCGCTTTTTTGCTAAGCGGTAATTTTTGCAATTCTCTCTTGCTTCCGTAGTATGTTTCTGAATTACTCATTGCCAATGCAACTGCTGACAAGTAAGTTGGCATATTTGTATTGCTCATTGCTCACCTCCTTCCTTATTTAATGGTACTTCGATTACTTGAACTCCGCAATGGTCTGCGTTATCCCATAAAGTAGAATCATCACAATTTAGAATCTCTAATAAATGCCTTGCTTCTTCTTCCGTTGTTTCTTTGGTATTGTAGATAATGAGAGTTCTTTTTGTGGCGATTCCCCCCAATGATTGAAGGTGTTTTTTTATAATGCTATCAATTACACTTTCATCGTATTTTTCAATATATGTTTTCATTGATATCATTGAGTTTAGTACTTGTTCTTCTGTGTATAGTTTCATTCTTTATCTCCTTTGTTAATGTTTTTTATTTTGTTATAAAGCCACAACCTTAATCCTTTTGTTGGTTTGTATTGCCAATGGTCATCTAACATTTTTAAGTTATCTTCCCGTACTCTATTCCATTTGTGCAACAACACAAATTTGATATAAGTTCTTATCCAATCAATCATTGCTCACCTCCTCCGTAGGTTTCGTTGTAAACTTGTTTGAATGTTCCTTCGCCAGTTAATTGATACTGTCTACCACAATTAAACATATAAAATTTCTGTATCTTGTCCATTTCTTTGGCTTGTTGTAATAATTTATTCCATTCCAATATATTTGGCTCTGCATTGAGTAATTCGTTATATAACCACTCTACTGCCGTCTGTTGTTTATTGTTTGTCATTTCCGCATCAATTTTAGCCAATTCTTCTGCTGTTGTTTCGTCCAATAGTTGTTTGATTATGGATGAATTAATTTCCCTTGCTTTATTGTTCATAGCCCAAATCCTTTTTAACTGATGATTGTCTGTCTTGGCGTTGGTTGTATTTCATACCACGCAATTCGGGGTGTTCTTCTTGTGCCTTTCTTCGGATCCTTGTGATGGAATCACTCGATGTTAATTGCCCATCCGCCAAAATGCGTAAAAATTTTTGTGTTGGAAGTGTTCCAGTTGAATAACCTTTGGTGTTCATTTCTAAACCCCAAATCCATGCAACCAATTGTTCGTCCGAATCTCTAAATGTGGGGTATTGCGTTAACAACTCAATAACCACCGTTCTTGTTTCTTGTTTCATTTGTCCCTACAAATATATATATTTTATTATTAAAATTGTATTGGTGGCAAACTTTCTTTGTACATGGTGTATTGCCCCTCGTATGTCGTTGGTATTGTTGCACATTCACCGTTTCTATTTTTTGAGATAATCAATTCCGCATCTTCAATTTGTGGCTTTTCTTCTTCGTAATAAGCGGGGCGAAAAGGGAACATGACAACATCGGCATCTTGTTCAATCGCACCTGACTCGCGAAGGTCTGACAACAACGGGCGTTTGTCTGCCCTATCTTCTGGCTTCCGTGACAACTGCGCCAATACAATAATTGTACACTTTAATTCCTTGGCCAACAATTTCAAACCGCGCGATATTTCTGCAACTTCTTGTTCACGGCTTTGCTTTGTCCCTTTCATAAGTTGCAAATAATCAATCACCAACAAATCAAGTCCTTTTCGTGCTTTGTGTAACCTTGCCTTTGATTTGATTTTTTCCAAATCCCCCACGCGGTCATCATCAATAAAAAATTCAATTTCTTGATGGTTGGCAACATGAATGATTTTTTCAATTTCTTGTTTGGTTAAAACCCCGTTTCGCATTTTCCAATTTTCCAAATGCCCAATCAATGACACATACCTTTTTGCCAATTGCTCTGAACTCATTTCAAGTGAAATGAATAACGCCTTTCCACCTCGTTGTGCAAATTCCTTTGTAAGTGTTAATGCAATTGCAGTTTTACCCATTCCAGGTCTACCCGCCATTACAATCAAATCGCCATCATTGTAACCGCCCAAATACTTATCCAAGAATTTCCATCCCGTTTCCTTTCCAACCAATTGACCTCCCTTTTCCGCGTTTGCAACGATTTGATCCACCACTTTGTTCGTAACCTTCACGATGCTTTCAGGTTCTTGTTGTGTTGAAAATGTGGTACTATTCAACGCGTTTTGAATATCCTCGATTAATTCACCAAGTTCTTTAGTCGTGTCAATTGCCGATATGCTTTCAACCAACTGTTCTTTGATGTATGTGTACTCCAACTTTTTTAAGTGTGGTTTCACATTGGTGATTCCACTTGCGTTCTGTTGTAGTGTTATCACATCAATGAATTCTTTGTTGGTAAAATGGGGCATCAAAGTGAGATAGTCAATTTCTTCGTTACCATAGTAAAGTTTGGTAATTACCTCAATGACCTTTTTACACAACGGGTCTTTGAACCAGTTTTGATTTATCTGTGGCAAAAAGTGCCTTGCATCCGCATAGAAAAGGATGTTGCTAATTAACATTTGTTCAGTGTTCATAGTGTTGCAATTTTAGGTTTCTTTGGTGTGAATTCAATGGTATTTTTTATTTCATACGGCAATTCATCGTGCCACCTTTTTTCATTTAAGAAAGTTGAAAAGTGCGGAATGTATTTGAGTTTATCGGAATCTACATGGTTTTTGACATACTTTGGGATATACACCAATAACAATTCCTTTTCGGCCTTGGTCAACTTTTCAAACGACCTCAACGCCTTGGACCGCACCCCCTTCTTCTTGTACATTTCCCAAAATTGTTCAAACGGGTAAGTATCTTTATTATTATCAGTTATACTTATATCTTTATCTTTATTACTATTGCACTTTTGAGGGGAGGGTGGTATCAAATTTGATATGAGGGGTATATCAGTTTTGATATGAGGGTATATCTTTCTTGATACTACCTGATTGTTGTTGTCACGAATCAATTGTCTTGTTAAAAATCCCTTTTCTTCCAAGATTGCTAATTCCCTTTGAACTGTGATTGTTGTCATGTTCAAGATTGCCCCAATTGTTTTGTTGGATGGATAAGCGTAACCGCTTCGTTTTGCCATTCCGATTAACATTCCCATTAATACGGCTTGGCGTGGTGTCATGTGTTCCAGGTAGTGTGTAGGGAATAACACAAACATTCCCAATTCTTCATTTTGCTCTTTCATAAATAAAAAAAGCCCCGATGAAATTATATCAGAGCAGTGATACAAAATCAAAGGGGCAATAAGGTTTTCTGAATAGGAATCTGCTCATTCCGTTTTCAACACCACAAATATACAAAAAAGAACTATCTTTGCATCAATCCGTTCTTGTTATTTGTCATTTCATGGGATTAGTGGGGGGATGCCGATGCCCCCCATTTTTTATTTCTCTAAATTATCGGCTTCCCTTTTCACATAATCCAATATGTGAATCAACACCACCAACAACACACTAAACAATCTTTGGTCTTGTGTCCAATTAAATGCGTTGTAATCGGCTTTTATGTAACAGATGGCACAATATACCACCAAGGTTATTATAATCGTTCTAATGGCTTGTTTCATGCCTTTTTCAACATTATAGTGTCCTCATTTTGAAGGTACTGGGCGGGTTCGTAAACTTCCCCCGTTTGTTCGTTCAAGAAAATACCAAGGTTCATTTGTTTGTAGGCGTGTTGGTGGAGTTTTTCGCGTTCCTTTAACTCTGCCCGTAATTCCATCACTTGTGGTATGTGGTCATAATTATACCGCCCTCCACCCGCCTTGCGTGTGATTTCGTAGCCGTGGTACACTTGCCCATGCCATTTACCCGCTTCGGTCAATGCAAGGGGTTTTACTTGGTCCTGAAAGTTCTTGATGGTATCCGCCAATTCTTTCAATTCAATGTGGAATTGTAGGGGGCAGTAATTGCCACCCCCTATCTCCAACATTGTGTCCGATAGTTGCTCAATCATTTTTTTCATCAGAATGGGATTTCATCGTGTGAAACTGGTTTCAATTGTGCCAAGGTGTCTTGCCCATCCACCACGAATTTTTCAAACACTTGGGCGTAGGCAAGTATCTCATGTAATTTAATGTCACCATTGATGACCAAATCACCCGCCACTTTCAATACACTCATACGGGTAATGCGTTTGTCCGTTTCGGGGTCCTTTGCCTTCGCTTGGAATGGTTGCGCACCTGGTTGTGCCATCACGGGTGCAATCTTGTAATAAATGCGGTCTTTGAATTCCTTGGATGTGATGGTGTAATCGGTTTCCACACCCACTTTGAATTTGGTTTGATCCGCACTTTTGGATGCGTACTCACCCGAATCGCCATTGGCAAAGGTGATTTCAAATTTGTACAATGTGCCGTACTGCCCATTGTAAGTTCCGTTGGCAGTTACATTGGTTACTGCGCTTCTTTTTTGTTGTTCCATACTATTTTGTTTTTTAATTGGTAGTTTAGTTTTGTTAAAATCTCAAATTGTTTTTCCATTGAAAGGCCGTTTCGTTTGAATTGGAATTTCCATGTGGTTACTGTTGCGTAGTTGGCGTGTAATAACTCGGCCAACTCTTTGTTGCTTTTGTTAAATACTTGTGTTAGTGCTTCGTGTGTTGTCATTTATGATGATAATTTGATGTGCTTGTCCGAGTGTGAACAACTGCCATTCAAAATACCCTTCCAAGGTTATTGAATAGAGGCCTTTGTTTTTGTAGTTCTTTTGAACCACTTTGATGTTGTCATACAAAATGCTTTTTAACAATGTTTCAATTGCATCAATGTGGGTCAGTTCTTTGAAGTATAGTGTTATCATCTTGCCTTGGCTAAAAACAATCCAAAATGAAACGCATCTGTGCAATTCATTTTGCCTTCTATATTGACTTCGTATAATCTCATATGAGGATATTTGTCACCCGCACTTGTTCCCATAGATATATAATCAATCGACCAATCCTTTTTGTTGTTAACAATGTAATCTTTCATTGCATCTAACTCCTTTTGATTTATAAAACACGTTTGTATCATTTTGCTTTGCCTTTATACATTCTGCGTTGAACCAACATTTGAGTGAACTCATTGAATTCGGGGATGTATTCATCCTTTTCAAACTGATACGGCGTTGCTTCTTGTGTGTTCTCAAAACGCTTGTTGTTGCGTTTGATGCAGTGCCATGAATAACCAATGGCAAATGCGATGGGTGTTCCGATGATTAAGTAAATGATATCCATGTTATTTGTCTTTTCAAAAATAGGTTAAAGTATTTGCAATTCCAAATTAAATGCGTTTTAATATAAAATCAAATGCATCGTGTAAAGTGACTGTGCGATAAATTTCGGCCATGCGAAAGGCGTGTTCCCATGTTGGTGCATACCATGTTTTGGTGTACAATTCTTTTCCTTGTTCTGTGCGATAAACGCATTCGTATATGTTAAGTGTCATGTTCATGATGCAAATATACATTTGATATTTGAAATTCCAAACATATACACAAATAAAAAAAGGGATTTTAACCCCTTTCTTTTGTAAATGGTTACTTTTCCTTTGTGAGTGACTTCAACATTTCAATCAAACGGGGGCAAGGATACACATCCGCCTTGTCCGCACGAACTGAATTATGGGTGAAAACACCTGATTCGTTCTTCAGCGCGCGCTTGGTGACAACCCAAATATCTTCATTGTAGGTTAAATCAATGCCGTACTTTTCATTCCAAAGGATCAACAAGTCCTTAACGGATTGAATCTGTTCGTCTGTGTACTTATGCCACAACTTATATCCTTTGTAGGCCGTTGCAAGTTCGGTTACTTCTTCTTCTTTGATTTCACCACCCACATAGTTGTAATACTTTGTGCCTTTTTTAGTGATTGGTCCCCAGTTGCAAACCTCAATACCAATGGATGTTCTATCCAAAGGTAGATACGGGCAACCATGCCCCATGAAATGCTTTGTGCCAAGCCCTAAATGGTAAGCCCAATACTCACTTCCAAAACCTTGTACGATTGTTCCGTCTGTTGAGATGGCAACACAAGTTGCAACCTTGTTGGCAACCTTTTCCCAATATGCAAAGGTTTGTTCACCGCTTCCGTTTCCCGCAGTGTGGTGTAAATACACCTGGGTCTTTTTAACCGCTTCGCGATTGTATGCCCTAAATGGTACTTGTTTAATTTTCATCTTGTTTCTTTGATGCTCCAAAATAGAATGATACTACCATAGTCACAATGGATGTTACCCCACCCGCAATGGTAAAATAAATGTCTTTTTGATCCGTTGGAAAATCCCAAAAGATAATTGAAAATAAAATGGCATAACTCAATGCCAAAATTAGGATGGCTACAATGCCCGTTACATTTGTTTTGAATTTGTCCATTATCCTTGTCCCACACTGGGCTTTTTTGATTTGTGTTTATTGATGTGCTTGGTGTGTCTACCCAACTTGTTTTTGGGTTTAACGCGAAATGTCGTTGTGTTGGTTGCCTTTGCCATTACAATCCGTTTAGTTTTAGCATATTGTTTAAACTCACAGTGTCCATGTCGGCAATGGCCGTGTCAACACCCATGAACATCATGGTCTTTGCGTACTTTTCCGCCTTGGCTTGTGCCTTAACAACATCCGCTTTTAACGCTTCTTTTTCTGCAACCTTTGATTCAACCATCTCCGCGTTCATCGTTTGAGCCATTTTGGTGGCTTCTCCCGCACTTTGTAGGTTTTTTGATACCTTGCTAAGCAACGCATCTATTTCGTCAATCTGAGGGCTTGGTTTAGCGTGGGCAATTGTGAACACATAACCAGTGATAAACAATGCACTAAATACGATTAAAAGATTTTTCATAGTTTCTTCATTGTTTGCATGATGCGGATTTCGGTCATGGTTGCGGCCAAACACGAATCGGACTTTTTAAGGGCGTATGTGAGTTTGTCAATCTTCATATCCAACGCTTCAATCTTTTGGTTTGCCTTTTCAATCTGTTCTTTATAGCCCGAACGAAGGTCAAAGTAAAGATAAGAAACAGCCAACAGCATACAAAAAGCAACGGCAGCAATTGGGTTTTTGCGAAATTGGTCAAACGACACTGGCAAGGCATTGGGTTTTGGTGTAGCCATTATATTACGGGATCAGGAACAATACAATATGGTGAATCAGGATATTTAGCGCAAAAAGTTTTGAGATACAACGAATCATCACCGCTGAAAGTATGCACACCACACGGATTTGGAAAAACCTCAAACGGGGCAAAACTTGCGGGGGGTTCTGAATAGAATAGAATGTCAACCGCCCACTTGTCGCTTTGCTTTGTGCAAACGGGTTTGTCATCCACTTGCCCCCACTCTAAACAAATAAACCCAATTTCAACAACTGCGCAATCTTTCCAAGTTGTCACGGTTTCCCCGCTTGGGGTGGTTGTGGTTTGTTGTATGTCTTTTTGGAGTGTAGCCCATTCGGTAGGGGTGAACTCGAATTTATTAAAGGATTTCATTGTGTTAAATTGTGGTTAGTGATGCAAGTTCTGCGTTTGTTAGGCGGGTTTTGAAAAGGACAACTTCTTTAATTAATGATGTACTTAAAACTGACCCGCTCGGTGACCCACTTCCAACATCTAATTGAGTACAAGCGGGAACGCTTCCGCTTGTTTGAGTAATAGACGCAACACCATCAATGTATACTTTAAAATCATTGTTTTTATATGCAAATGCTACTTTGTGCGTTGAATTGCTAACGGCTGAACCATAAGCACTAAATTGATTAACACCTCCAACATTACAATAAGCGCGAGGATTTAATCCCGTTTCAATAGATACAAATAACCAATTACTGGTCGTTCCGTCTGAAATTTGTAAACGCGTGTCATTGTCTGTATTATTTCTTTGTAACTCAAAATACACCGTACCCTCCGTCTGCCCAATCAACGAACTTATACCCGTCTTTTGTGCAACATCTGCAACCCTTGTTGCACTTGCTGAGGTTGTTGGTATGTAGGATGTGGGGTAAGATGACGCTTCCAATTGTGCGCCCCATATAAATACTCCATCCGTTCCGTTTCCCGCATATGCCGTTGCGCTACCATCTTGGGAAACTAAAACACGAAATCCAAAAACACCACTTGCTGGAATTGGAACTACCGCAATACACCTATACCAACCATTGCCTATATTTTCAATGCTAACCGATGTCATGTCAACATTTGTTGCAACGCCCGTATTTAGGTTAAAATAACATTGTTTCCCCGTTTGCCCATCTTCCCAAAAACGAATAAAATTAATACCCGATTTTTTCGCAAAAATACTCATTGTGTAATTTTGTGCCGTTACACTTGAAATGGTTGTGCGAAATTGGTGTACTCCGTTTGTTGTGTCTGCAATAATCAAATCCGCGTTTTGCGTTCCGTCGGGACTTGTGGTATTGTTTGCCGATATTGTTGCGTTTGTTTTGCTCCAATACGCATTATCGAACTGCTCGCTATATTGCGCCAAATTCGTACTCTGCTTCTCCAACAACAAACTTGGACACCCGCCCCCGCCATTTTGGTAGGTTAGGCGTGGAACATTTAATCGGTCGGTAGTGGGGAAATAGGGTTTGGCGGTTGAGCCAATGTTTAATTGTGCGCCCCACAAATACACCCCGCTTGTGCCATTGCCAGTATATGACAAACTTGTTCCGTTAGCCGCATAAATAATCACACGAACCGTGCTTGTGGTTGTTGTTGCAGTTATTGAAATTCTATACCATCCATTGCCGACATTTTCAACAACACCGCTACCACTTAAAATGCTACCATTTGAAAGGTCAACAATAATTGCACCACCATATCCAGACGAACCACTGATGCGAATGTTTCGACCTCCAATGCTTTTTGCATAAACTGAATATGTATATTGCGTTCCGCTTTGTTGTGTATAATCCGCAAAAATAAAATGGTTGTCCGTTGCAGTATTTTCAATTAACGAATCTGCGGTTGTTGTCCCATTGGGTGCTGTTGTGGTATTGTTGGAAATACTTGAATTTATTGCCGAAAAATTTGCACTAAAATTCTCGCTATACTGCGCCAAATTCCACGGGCAAACCTCAACCAATCCCGCAGAATTTACTCGCGTTCCGTTCGATGCACGGTTGAATGACAAATCGCCACTGCCGTTTGTGGGTATTTGAGAATAAACAACATCCTCTTTGTATCCGCTTGGTATCATTACCAAACTTGCTTGTTCTAAAAGTGTATTCATTCTTGTGAATCTAAATTATCCAATTTGAAAATCATGCAGTCCACACCTTCGTAATAACCACCATCGGCAGTTACCCTATTCGTATATTCTAACGCTAACACCGCCCCACCCGCTTGGGTGAAGGGAGTTACACCCATTGCAATCCCAACAAACATTATTCGTTGTAAAGTACGATTGAACCTGATGTCAAGGTAATTGATGAAATGTAGTTGCCATCTGCAACGCAATGGAAAGGACCAGGTAACAAGGTTGTACCCGTCAATCCCATGGTAGTCATCAATGAATTGCCGTCCTTATCCAAACAAGCCGATACAACGGCATTTGAATTGACAAAAAATCCACGGAATCTACCCGTTTTTGCGGTGGTATTGGCTACGGCTACACTTCCAGTGTAACCTGCGGTAAATGCTGATCCTGCGATACTCATATCTATAAAACGATTTTAAGGTTAATTGTTACGGATTACGGGTGATTTGCCCAATGCCTTGCGCCCACAAAGTGCCATCACAACACTTTTTGGAATATGTGTTTTTGTCCTTGCACAAACACGCCCGTGTTCCACCACCTTGTGGGGATGACCTTGATGGGGTTTTCCACCCATTCTGTGTATTGTTCGGATTATTTGGGTTGTTCCAATTGCTCATTTTTTGAAAATTAAAAGGATTAAAAATAACAATGCCAATACCAATCCAATTGCCGTTCCCACCAATTGGGGTACACTGATGCGTTCTTTGTACTGAACTTGCGGTGGTAACTGAATGGTCTTGGTGTAACGGATGGTATCTGCCTTCACAATTGTTTGCACTCTTATCACATCGTGATTTCTGTAAACAATCGTTTTAACGCCATCCTTTTCAATTGTGAGGGTATCTATCGTTTTTGTTGTGAAAGTGTCTGTAATGGTCACAGAATCACGCACAAACATGGTATCAATGCCATACACACTTATTTGTGCCATGGCGGGGTTCTTTTTGATGGCTTGTTTCAAATGATACTGCGCAGAACATCCCGTTGACATCACCAATATGATAATTGCCTTTGTGAACAAGTCGCATTTTATCCCCTTGACAATTTTAAGTTGCGTCATGTAGGTGGTCAATTTCTTGACCTTTTCATCCTTTGGCTTGTATGTTTTCTTTACAGATTCCATGAAACATAGTTAGACGGATTTGTATTTGGGTATTCACCCGCTTGTTGGTCCTCTGTGTACTGGCTAAATAATTGTGGGTAGTAACTCAAATAATCCACAACCCGTCTACGATAAGTTTCCGCGATGTTTCTTTGGCGTTGAACCAATGTATCAATTTCACTTTTGTCGGGCAAGGTGGTGTTTTCGGGTGAGTTCCTCAAAATACCCGCGTTGCTTACCTCATAACCATGAAACAACAACAAATCGGCCATGGCGTAATGAATTAACATCGGTTGAACATAGTGCGAAACCAAAGTTTGGTAGTTACCCGTCAATGTCCCCGCTTCCACCTGGGTTAAAATGTACCGATAAAGTTTAGTTCCCAAAAGTTCTTGAACTTGTATGTCTTGACTGATTTTGACAAAGGGATAAATTTTGTCCACATCCACATTACCACCCAATTGGGTGTATTTGAAGATTAGTTCTTTATCTACTAATAGTATATCGTCGTTTGCGTACATCTTATTTATTCTTTAATGATCCTTTGTTTGGCATATCAATGGGGCGTGTCTTGGCGGTATTCCACCCACTTGGTGAGAATGGCACACCCGCATTGTCTGCGCTTTTGTTTGATACT